CAGGTTTTTTCTAAGGTCTGTTATATATAGACGAGCGGTTAATAGACCTTGCACTTCTCCGCACATCTTCTGGTATTCAGAGAAGTCTTTAGCTGCTCCTCCACCAACGGCTTCCTGTAGCCGCACTACTTTCTCGTCTAGTTGTTTGACTACACGATCAAGATACTTTTCAATCATTTATTACCTTTCTGAGGTTTTTGTGACTGCATTAGTTGTTGTCTTGTTTTTGCCATATCAACACCTAATCTTACTCCTGCTTCTTCTTGCTTAGCTAAACGGTCATCTCTGTCTTTTTGAGACTTAAGCGTAGCGTTCATGCCTGCAATCTTCTCTTGTGATGCAATGCGTTGCTCTTCAATCCGAAGCTGGTCGGCTTTAGCTGCTGCATCTGCGGCAAGTTTGCGGTTCTTAATATCAACTTCCATTTGCTTGATCTTAAGTTCTTGCATTTGCATTTGGATAATTGGATCTTGCGCAGCTTGTTGTGCTTGCTGAGCGGCAATCTCGGTCTTATCACGTTGTAGCAATACTTGAGAAGCTTGAGCGGCGAGTTGAGAGATTCTAACTTCCATATCTTCTGGGATAGCACGTTCGTCTGCATCTTCCTCGTCTGGGTGGAACGGTAAAGTAACGCCCATTTGCTCTTCCATTTGCTTGCGGTATTCGTACGCAATGTGCTCATTAATATGGGCTTGCATCGCAGACATCATAGCTTGGGCATTTGGGTTTTGACCTAGTAGCTTTGTGATTTTTGGATCTTGCATTGCTGCCTGATGGACAGTAATATGAGCTTGGTGGTCTTGGTACAAAAACGCTTTGACTGGTTTCATCATCAGAACATTTTGGTTTTCTGAGATGGGGTCTTCGGGTTTTTGATCTTCTGGCAACTTAACTAACTTATTAGCGTTCTTAATGCCTAATACATCCAGCATCTGACGATGGAGGTATGGAAGATTGTAGAGCTGTGGCGCTCCCTGAGCTAATTGTAGTGCTGCTTGATACTGAGTAACTTTCTGTGCCATTGTGGCGGCATTTGGGTCACTTACTGGAATTACATCAACGTTGTCATAGTCGGCTTGTTTTGCACGGCGTGGGCCTTCAACTGGCTCATAACTATATTCTTCGGGGGTGTAATCACGAATAATGTCACGCAGGAGACATAACTCTTTCTTAAACGAGTAATGGATGCGAGCTTGTACTGCGGACATGACTTTGAGGGTACGTTCTAGAATTGCTAGGGTTGTACCTACGGGAGCTTGGGCGCTCATGTCGCTTATGTTTAAATCCGCTGCGGATGCAAAGCGACGACCTTCTTCAATAATTTTATCTAAGAGACCTGCGAGAACCATTGAGGGTTCTTTGTAAGGCAGGGGAACAATATTGTCCCTGATGGACCCGGACGGCACATCAACATCCCTAAATTCACCGGGGGCGATCGGTGTATCATCGCCTTTGACACGCAGTCCACGGGTCTTAAAGCCACCTGGCAAGTTGCTAAGCGATCCAGCGTCGACCAATTGACGGAGGATGGAAGTACCTGATTTAGCAAATGCACCGATAAGATGAATAAGACCAAAGCAATAGAAGCCAAAGCCGGGTATATAGCCATAGTGAACAAAGTGATTACGTTTCTTTTTAGTTGCATCTTCGGGTCTCCAGTTACGACGAATTACCAAGACCTGCTGACTAGATTTCTCAATAGTCACAATATATGGCAGTGCGATACCCGTAGGTTCACCATCTTCGTCTTTGTCCTCGTAGCCTTCTAAGTCGAGGTCAATCTGTACTTCTAGAATTTTGTAACGATCATCCGTAGTGGCTCTAAAGCCCATCTTCTCGGCGATCTTCTTTTCTACTTCATCAAAACTGTCAACAGGCTCACCAAGGTCAACATCTAACCAAAAGCCTGCTACTTGTAACTTGCGAACCTCGTTCTCGGTCTTGCGCATCACGTGCGCTACACGAGGAGCTTGTTCTAAACTTGATGCACCATAAGGGACAATTAAGTCTTCTGCTGGTACGAACATACTAACTTGACGCTCTAAGCTTGGGTCGTAGTAGACCTTTTTGAACGCATTACCTGATAAGCCTAAGCCCCACAACATGCGCTCGGTCTCAGGGCGGAACTCATCCATCTTCTCTGTAAGCTGGTAGTTCATGTCATCCGCTACACGCTCGGCGGATTGTTTTTTCTCAGGTGTTTCTTTACCAATTACTTGTGTCTTAACAGGACCTTGCGCAGGGAAAATCTCCATGATGGTCTCTGCTTGGAACTTCACAAGGGTCTCTGATAGTAAGGGATGATATACACCACAGGCACCAGGCCATGGCTCCATGCGTTCCTCTATCTTCATACCCAAAAGCTGCAAACCATCTACATAAGTCTGCATCCAATCTTTTCTAGCGGACATGTCGTCCTCAACATCACCTATGATGTCACTAGCAATTTGTGTTAGTTCGGAATCTGATAGGTACTCGGCGAGGTTGTCATCAAAGCCTTCTTCGTCCTCGCCTTTTTCAATTTTAAGAATCGGCTTGCCGTCAATACCAATCTCTACACTCTCTGGGTCCTCAATAGTAATCTCTAAATCGGGCTCGGTGTTCTCCACGTCTGCCATATTGATTGCGCCTAAACCCATCGGGGCTTGTGAGAGTGACTTATCTATTGCCATGTTTTAACCTATACGTTATAGTAACCCTGATTCCGCTTTGACTTAAATTCTTTAATGTCGTCTGGCTCGTCTGAGTCTAACTGCACAAAACCCCCTCGGCGGAACCGCAATAACGCTTGTGTCATACTATCTACCAAGTCATCATGCTCACCTGAAGGGAAACTTGCTACCTCTTCTACTAATTCTTCTGCCCAAGCTGTGCCCGGTACCCAAACCCGTCCAGACGCAAAAAGATCTGCACAAGCATTTAATCTGGCTATTTTATCATTACCTTTGCTAGGAGTATACTCTTGAACCGGAATACCCATTGCCCGTAGCTCAAATACAAGCGGCGCACCAGAAGCTTTTGCTTCAACGATAATAGAATCAGGTTCCCATTCTTTGTAATGCTCAAATGCAGTTTGCTTTAATTCGGGGAACTCCATGCGCCTTTTAAAGGAATTTAGCAAAATAATGTTAGCTACGTCAATGCCACGGTCGTTTGGCTGATAAAAAACACCCCATGTAGTACATGCAGAAAAGTCTGAACGTTGTGTTTTTAAGAACGCCGTATCCCAAGATTGGATAATAAACTCACAAAATGGCGGGTCATCGTGCTCCCAAACTTTCCACCACTCTCTTTTAACAATAGCGGACACATCTGAGGTTGGCTGCTGCATATACTGCGCCATCCACTTGCCATTAGGCAATTCATTCTTTAATGCTAGTAATTCTTCAAGCTTCCAAAACTGCGGCCAAAGCGGCAAATCATCCGGTAAAATTGCAGGAAATTCAATGACTTCCCACTCCTCACCACTACGCTGCATGGCTGATTTTAATACCTGCCCAGTCAAGTCTTTCTTAGACCACCGGGTCATAACAATAATAATTGCACCGCCTGGTTGTAAACGCTGACGTGGACCTGATGTATACCACTCGTAAGTCTTGTCGTAGACCTCTGGATTGTTCTCGCTTAATGCTGCTTCTTGTTCTGAGTGAGGGTCGTCAATAATGAGAATATCCGCCCCCTTACCCGTAACTGCGCCTCCCACACCGATAGCAAAATAGTCTCCCCCCTGGTTAGTTGCCCAGCGCCCAGCAGCTTTAGAGTCACTTTGTAGTCCAACTCCCGGGAAGATAGTCTTATAAATGTCGGAATCCACCAAATTACGGACTTTACGTCCGAAGCCAACCGCAAGCTCCGCTGTATGGGCAGTCTCGATAATTTTTTTCTTAGGAAACTTACCCAAAAACCACGCTGGGAGTAAATAAGATGCAAATTCTGACTTAGTATGACGAGGAGGCATATTGATAATAAGACGTTTACATTCACCACGGGCTACCCTTTCAAAGGCTGCGGCCATTTCCTTATGATGTGCACCATCAATAAAGTGCGGCCACACTTTATGCACAAAATCCATAAAATTTTCTTGACAATTCTCTTTTTGCTTTGCTTCTACTGTAACATCAAGTTCTTCTAAGAGCTGGCGAAGCTGCGCTGGGGTCATTTTGCCCAGATTTTGCTCTAATGCTTGTAATTCCTCAACGCTAAGCTTGCTCATCGACGTCTTTAGCTTCTACATCTAGCGTATTTGTGAGCTTTTTGGCCTTAGGAGTGATGTCTATGGTGTTCATCTCCATTAATTGCTTAATTCTTTCCCTAATGGCGTCTTGTAGCTCGGCACTATTCTTGTGCGTAATGGTAATTTCTTGGTGCTCGGTGAACAAATCTGATGCTTTTCCGATTAACTCAACTGCTTTGATGGCAATTTTCTGGTCATCGTCCTGACTCATCTCTAATAGTCGGTTTATTGCAATGTTCCGCAGCTGTACTTTGTCGTGGACGACCTGCTGATCGTAGTGTGTAATGTATCCACCAAGTGCTAATGCTATTCCTGGCTGGGTTGCAACCGCATTTTGTTTATCTTGGACTTCTTTAGAGGGGTCTTGACCGTCAACTTGCTCAAAAAGCTTTTTAGCCTCGGCATCTTCTTCTGGTGTAGACTCTAGTGAGCCCCCAAGTTCTTTTAAAAGTAGGGCCGTGTTTGCTTTTGACCTTAGCGCATCGGAATGCGTGGCAGTTGTCTTGCGTGGTGGCCCTTTTGGGGTCGGGTATTCGTTCGTTGGTTCAACGTTGACCGGCATGTTCTGGCAGCTGGTTGGTTGTTAATGGTTGAATAGTAACACTTTTTTCTTCGTAGTGGTGGACTCGGTGGCAATTAGCACATAACACAATGCATTTTTGTACTTCTTCCATTGCTGCAGCAAAGCATCCACTGCTAACTAAGTTACTGACTATGTTCTCTTTTTCTTCTGGATTAGTGTGGTGAAAGTCTAATGCTGCTGGGTGTGAGAATCCGCATTTCGTACATTTAAGTGTGTATTTAAATGCATCCCACTTAGCTTTTCCTATTGTTCTTGTTATTTTACTTCTAGCTAATACCTTTTCTTTATTGGCCAGATAGTGTTTACGGCTTTGTTCTTTATGGTACGCTTTGCGTTGTTCGGGATCTTTATAGGGCATCGTCTAACTTATAGGTTTTGATTGGTCCACTGCTGTTTGCATCCACATTACACGCCCATTCTATACCTTCTTCGGCAGTTAGTCCCATTCGCAAACAAACTTCGGCAGCCATGCTCCCGGATCCAATAGCCATAAAGGTTCGAACCCTTTCCCACTCAAGGTCATCCCCGCATGAGAATAAGCCATCCTTAGTTAGTTTTAAAAATGAACTGTCGGATTTGAGCTTTGGTTTGGTTTTGTTCTTTTTGTTTACGTAGTCCAAAACCTTCTCGGCATCACAGTAATTACCTGCAACTCCAAGAAAACCCCCTTCTATAGGGAATATTTTATCTTCAAAGTATTTAATGCCTGAATCTGTGTCAGTAAACTGACTATCTGAAACCAGCACCTTTCGTCGCCAATCACCGATTATTGTGGTCATTTCTATGGTACCTGTCGTTTGGGTTATTAAGCATTGATTTAATAAGCTCATCCATATTAAAGAACCATTGAATAACTTTCATGCCGTTCGCTTGGTAGATAGTAAAGCTCACTTTGTGGCCATCATATACAGACCCACATTAGCGCCAGCATAACAAGCGTAGCAGATACACATAGGCAAGTTACCTTTGAATCCTTGTTCCACTGCAATATACGCATAGATTAATCCCGTAACAATAATAAGCCATGAACTCATTAGGTCCCTCCGTTTTACATAGTTTACTACGTTTTTTGAAGGTGGGGTGGGGTAAGCAGTTTCTACCTACCCCTAGGGGTTTACCCTTATTTAGTCTTTACTGACTTGAAAAACTCTTTAGCTGTTGAAAGCACAGAAGTAACCCAAAACTCATTTACTTCTTTAATACGTTCTGTTAATTCTTCGAATTGCTTAGTTGCGTCTTTGTACTGTTTTTCAAAATCTAACATTTTGGTTTCCTTTTTATTTACATTAGTGTTTCCCAAACTTTACAATCCGGGGCTTTTGTAAAGTATAACATACGTTTTGGTGCAGTGCAATATATTTCCCGTTCGGGAAGATTTAGCTATTTTTGCTTATTTTTTAGGCATTTATTCCCGTTCGGGAAACTTTTTATTTGGTACCTATAGGTTGTAATTGCGTTGTTGTTTTGGTACCTAAAGGTATCAGTTTTATTGAAATTTCATGCACTTTTTCTTTGTAAAGCTTTGTTTTGTATATATTTTTTATATACCCCCCGGGGGTAGGGGAGGTAAAGTTTTAATGGGGGTACCCTATTCTAGCTACATACGCTCTTAGTGCTGTATAAATACAACAGGGGGAGTGGGGGTCATATGTATATTGTTCCGTAGTTTTGTATGCATTTTTAAAAAACAGTTATATATTGTGCAGATTATTGTGTATATCTGGCGTTGGTTCCATCAACCACCTATCTTGGGGGTGGGGTATCGGTGGGGTTCGGGGTTGGTCGATTATTAGCCCTACGCTATCGTATGCCGAGCGAAGCGAGCGAAAACGATTTTATTTTTGGTAGTCGGCTCTGCTTACCTATACTATTAAGCGTGTCCAAGAATCCCCTATTTAATTTGACTGTGTTAAACTATTATTAATGAATCGGGTAATGCTTGGTTCATTCCACTATCTGACAGGGTTGTCATTTGGTGGTTCTTAACTTAACTATGTGAATGGAGTTTATTATGAATCAATTATCAAATGTATTTGCTGAGGTTGTCGGTGGCTTAGAGCGTAATGCTCAGGGCTCAGTAGTTCCTGCGGTTATCCTCGCTAATGAAGTTCTCGGCGAATCTGATCGCTCGGTGCTTCAGTCGTGTGCGTCTGACTGGTCTGATGGTGAGGGCAAAGAGCAAGCTGGTAAGGCTTTGCTCAACAATGTTGCCGTTAAGTTGTCGGCGTTGCTAAAGCGTAATGGTGTTGATAGCGTTACGAAGTTGCCCTCGTTTGCGTGGTATACCGAAGTTAGCGGTGCGTTCAAAACTGAATACATGGCTTATGAAGGGCTCGAGGAGTTTCAGCGTAATACGGCAGATAAGGCTTGGAGTCGTGCGTATGAGCGTGCGGGTTTTAACTCTGTGCCAAAAGCTACTAATGCTAAGGCTATCGCTGAAGCGGAACGCAAGGCTAAAATCAAGCTAGCTAAAGATCAGGCTGTTGGTAAGGCTTTGTCTGACGCTAAGCAAGATATTGGTCAAGCTATCGCCAATGCTAGTGCCAAGAATGACTATGCTATGCTCGAGCTACTTACGGCTAAAGCTAAGTCCGAAGCTAAGATAATCGAGAAAAAGGCTAATGAAGCTCTAGCACCACAAAAAGATGCTATCTGTAAGTTAGTCCGTAGTTGCAATAATAAAGCTATGCTCGATAAGATAGCTAAGTTGTTGGGTTAATACTTTGGGGGGTGAAATTCCCCCCTTTTCTTTTTTGGAGATTACTATGGTTATCAGGTATAAATCTAGGCTTTACAAAATTCTAGCTATGTTGCCTTCGCATATTAGCCCTTACTCAATGCACTTCGTTAGATATGGTTCTAGCTATACTGACTATGTTGCCATCACTTTACGCAAGTTTTAATCCAAGCCACCTTCGGGTGGCTTTTTCTTTTTAGGGAACTGGTCATGTCGCAACGTGGGTGCTTAACGCAACGCAATAGCTTTGTTCTAATTTGCTGAGCAATGTTCCACCTAATGTTCCATGTTAAGTCTTTGATTTTAAAGGACTGTTCTAATGTTCGCAATGTTCCAATTTTTACTTTCCCCAGTTTAATTTTGCAATCCAAAGACCCCCTTCGTATACTGCTCTAGCTATACAGACTTTTGCAGCTAGGGTCCCTTATTAAAATATAGAACAATAGAACATTTAGAACATTATATAAAAAAGACTTCCAAACCCTTGATTTACAAAGCTTTTCTAATGTTCCGACACTTCGAACAATACTAGAACATTGTTAGAACAAAACCCCATCTGGCTTCTAAGTCCTAATGTTCCACCAAAACTTGACATTGTAAACTACCTATGGTAAAATATAACATAGACTCGAAAAATACCCACAACTCTAACCCAACCCACCAAATGACACCTCAGTCAGATAGTGGCAAACGAAAGGAACATTATGAAAATATGTCTTAGATGCGGTGATGCAGTCAGCAACGGCAGATACCAACTGGGCTACAAATACTGCCTTGCCTGTGGCGATATAGAAGCACAAGCCAAAATGCTTTCCCGAACAATAGCCCCGATGAACAAGTCCAACTATATGCTCATCACCGACCTTAACCAACTAAAGCAACTCAACCCCAAGAGGACAACATGAGAATCTATGAACCCCGACCACGCATCAGTCCGTTCATGAAGGCAAACGAGTTCCTAACCAAACTTAAATCATTGCCGACACTATCTGACAAGCGTAGTCATATCGTGGAACACAACCCCTTACTACTGATATTCGGTGAAAACCTCAACCCACGCAACCCATACGAAGGAGACCAACATGGGCAAACTTAAGCAAGCAATGATAGACGAGATGGAGGACACCGAGGACGAGGGTATGAATCTGATGGGTCTAGCAATCGTCAAGGCACACGCATTTTCACAGGAATACAACCCGACCAACGGCAGAATCGAGGATAGACTGGGCTACCACTATCTGAAAGAAGGCTATACATCAGGGTTTTTGGCAGGCTTTAGTTACAAAATTACAGGAGACAACGAACTATGACTGGATATTACAAAGGACAACGCATCAGCGAACTGCTTGAAGTGATAGCGGAAATGGAGGTAAGGCTCAGGCTTTTAACTGCCGACACCGACCACAACCCATTCTCGTTGGCACAGTATGAAGAAGTAGCACAGGGCTATACCTCGCTTGCCCTAGCAAAAGCGAAGTTAAAAGCATTACAAGGAGAACCAATGTGAAGATAAAGATACCTACGGAAGCACAACCTAAAGATATGACCCCCCTAAAACCACTCAAACCTAGTCCGCACCCGCATCAAGATAGGCTAGAGCAGTATAGGGCTATACCTAGCTTGGTAACAACTAACCCCGAGAACGCACCGAAAGGAAAATGATATGACAACTTGGACTTTGCAGGACTTACCCAACACACCCGAGGAAGACGAGGCTTTCAAGAAGCTGACCGAGGAACAGGAACAACAAGAGAAGGAAGAACCCCGAAGCTTTTGGAATCACAGAGTGGTGCGGATACCTGACCAACTCGGGGAGACTTGGTTTGAAGTGCAAGAAGTTTATTACAACAAACAAGGAGAGCCATGCGGATATTGCAACAGTTATGTTGGCGGAGAAACTATGGAGGAACTGCGGGTGCAAATCGAGAGGCACTCAAAAGCCCTTGCTTTACCCATACTAGACTCAGCTACCGACTTTAACAACAAATGGGAGGACGATTATGGTTCGGAATACTAAGAAGAAAACAATGAAGTGGCAATACTTGGGGGAAACAGACCCCGCACAGTTCATTCATTCAAACAAAACCCATCGGAGTGTAAGCGAAGCGTTCCGTGACGCAGAATATGCGACGGCAATCCAACGACCAAAGTCCGAGTGGCAAGACTGCGTTGAGTTCGTGAGTGGCACGTTGTTTATGTTGCCTGTTATTGGGCTTGTTGTGTATGTGTGTTATTTAATTCTAACTGGAAAGGGATACTAATATGTGGGGATTTGGAAATAGTGCAGGGCTAGTGCAGATGCACAGCTTTGCCGAAGCTAAAAACAAATGGGACAACACCAAGCCAATCAGGGGTAGGTCTAAAGACTGCAAGCCATTGGGTCGCAACCGCAGATACAACGACAGAACCATTCAGAAACATTGGCGGGTGGTAGAGGATGGGTGCTTGGGTCAATATGTCGAGAGTTATACGGCTAACCTATGGGGGACTGACTATATTGAGTGGTTTAGTGATGGCAGAGTATTTGTAAAAACTGGTGGGTATTCTTCACCGACTATCAACTCGACCATCAACTATTCCATAGCCGACGCATATGGGGAACTCTATTCGTTCAATGGCAAACCTTACTTTAAAACTAAGGACGGCAAGTCTTATCGCATGACAAGTGCGGGGCTGATGCTAGAACCAACAGGGGAAGAAGTTCAGACTTACGCATCGGGCATGGTTAGAGTAATGCGTCCTCTTAATCCGATTCAGGAATACAAGTATCGAGCAAACCGCAAGGAAATGAACAAGATTCGCAAGCACTACCAAAAGTTCATTGACTACGGCAAAGCCATGTATAGCATAACGGACGTGATAGCCGAGAAGAAAGATAACAAACAGGGCTGGTATCACTATCAGTTTACCTATTCTAAATGGCAGAACGACGCAATGGTTCAAAACCGAGGCAGAGTATTTAAGCTGATTGACGAGTTTATCGACACCGACAACTTAGAAATTGCGTATAAAGCGGCGATTGAGATTGGTCATGGCTTTGGTTGGAACAACACTTGCTCAGCCGAGCAGTTTAGTGATGGTGTGACTGAGATACTCAAGTATCGGTTCAAGGACTCGGTCTTTCACAAAGAAGCCATACCCATCGGCGAAGCTTTCTATGATCGCAACGCTAAGTATTTTTATGATGCTAGGTTTACCTATTAAGTAGTGCCACTAAATGACAATCATGTCAGATGGTGTTTTTATATAACCAAAGAAAGGAATTACCATGTCAGAAGTATTCATGAACAAAGCAGTCTCCCTCAAAGAAGCAGAAGATCAGATCATATCTCTTGGGGCTAACGCTACGGTGCATCTTATGGGTGAGCCAGGTGTGGGCAAAACAAGTATGTTTAAGAACATTGTGAAACGCACAGGGTTCAAAGGCATCTACATTGACGCACCGAATATCGAACTGGGCGAACTGGGTATTCCAATCCCTGACCATACAACTAAAACAACTCGGATGTATCCGAACGAACAATGGGGATTTCATCTTGATGAGCCATTGGTAATCTTTATTGACGAATTTACTAAGGCTCACACCGCAGTCAAGAATATGCTACACCCTATGCTTAACGAACCCCGTCAGATTATGGGTATACCGCTACACTCAGATACGATTGTCGTAACGGCAGGCAACTATACTGGTGATGGTGTGGGCGATAACATGATGGCTCACTCTCGGAATCGTATTAGTGTGATGAGTGTGCGTAAACCGCACGCAGGCTTTAATGTTGATGGCTCGATTGATCCTGACTCTTGGGGTGCTTGGGCTATTGACAACGATATAGCACCCGAGGTATTGGCTTGGATTAAGGAAACACCCCATGCTCTAGCCTCATACCTTGACCCTGCACAATCAGGCAATAAGTATATCTTCAACCCCAAAGAAGCACAGAAGTCCTTTGTCTCACCACGCAGTCTAGCTAGAGCATCAAACATTCTTAAGGCTCGTGCAGGTGTAACGACTAATGCTACTGTATGTGCTTTGGAAGGCACGATTGGCGCACCCGCAGCGAGAGATCTGATGGCTTATGTGGAAGTCGCCGACTCCCTTCCGAAATGGGAAGATATTGTGAAGTCCCCGACAACGGCTCAGGTTCCGAGTAGTCCCGCAGCTTTGTGCTTGCTAGCTTTCTCTGCCGTTCAGCGTGTGGATAGAGAGACCATCGGTAAGTTCTTTGAGTATTTGAAGCGGACTCCGAAGGAATTGCAATCAGTATTCTGCTTGACTGGTATGAAGAATGACGACAAGAAGAAGTTATTCCTAACTAGCCAAAGCTTTGTAGACTGGATGCGGACTAACCAATACTTATTCTGAGGTGAACCATGATTGAAATTATCTATGCGTTTTTTATATTAAGCGGTATATGTGCATGGGGTTTTATTGCCTACATTTTAATTAAATTGTTTTGGGGAGAGGAATGATGACTGATGATGAATACAAAAAAGCGGGGGAACTCGTTGATAAGGTAGGTAATTTATTTACCGAGCAGAATGTAGAGGTAGCCGTAGTTTTATCTACGCTTGTTTCTATGTTGGTATCAACTGCATTTAATCAAACAAACATGACAGGGGTAGAACTTGTTCGCTTGTTTGTGCAAGCCGTTGAAAAGTATGAAGATGCAATTAAACTAAGAGAGGAAGATGATGAGCAAACTAACGGCAGAACAACGCATTGAGAGAACCCATGTGCAACTGATGAAGCATAAAAACTTCTGTCTGTTCTCAGGTTTATTTATGGTGGGTAAGGTATCGGTAGATGACACGACGCCGACTGCTAAAACTAACGGCTTAGATGTTATCTATGGTCGCAAGTTTGTAGATAGTCTGACGGACAAGGCTCTAGCTTTTGTTATCCTCCATGAGAATATGCACAAGGCTTATCGGCATTTGGTTGTGTGGGAGAAGTTACACAAGAAGAACGCACAACTGGCTAACGCTGCGTGTGACTTTGTGATTAACCTACAAATCCGTGACTATGACCCTGATGGCTATGATGTTGAGATGCCGATGGATGCCGATGGCAATGTGATGGGCTTGATAGACGAGAAGTATCGTGGCATGGATACGGCTCAAGTCTTTCGCTTACTCGAGCAAGAGCATGGTGATGGCGGTGGTGGCGAAGGCGGTCAAGGCTTTGACGAGCATGACTGGGAGAACGCTAGCGAAGCTGACAAGGAAGAGATTGCTAACGAGATCGAGAAGGCTCTGCGTCAAGGCTCTATCCTAGCAGGCAAGATGAAAGGTAATGTGAGTAGAGAATTGCAAGACTTGCTTACCCCAAAGATTGACTGGAAGGAAGCGTTGCGTGACTTTGTTAAGACTACAACTCAAGGCAAAGATCAAACAACTTGGCGTCGTCTGCACAAGCGATACATTGGCTCGGACATTATCATGCCGTCGTCTTACTCCGAGAAGGTAGGCTCTATTTTGGTAGGCATAGATACCTCAGGCTCCATCGGGGGCGAGGAACTGGCGGGGTTCTTGTCTGAGGTCAAGTCAATTTGTGATGAGGTTTGCCCTGAGCAGATTGATTTGTTGTATTGGGATACCCATGTCGCAAGCCATGAGACTTATCAAGGTGCGGAGTTATGCAGTCTGACCGAGTCTACTAAGCCTGCGGGTGGGGGCGGGACTAATCCTGACTGTGTTCCTAGCTTTATGAAGAAGGAGGATTTAAAGCCTGAGTGTGTGATTATGCTCACCGACGGCTATCTCAATTCGGATAAAGATAAGTGGCACCATCTGACTGCTCCTGTCATGTGGTGTATCAAAGGCAATAACAACTTCAAGTCGGAAATGGTCGTTGGGAAGGTTGTCCATGTCGAATAGCTTACTGACTATAAATCAAATAACTAACCAAGCCCTTGGTATTTTAGAAGAGGAACTTACAGGGCATAAGGAGTATCGGATAGAAGGTTGTGGTAATAGTTGGGCAATAGTAGAAAGACTGTGGGGTAAGAGTAACCAAGCGATAGCAACATACCCCACGAAAGAAGAAGCGGAAGTAGTATTAAAAATCATTAACTTTACTGAAGGGATTGAAAATGAACCAAGAGAATAGCATCAGCATTGCATCATCAGCCATGTTAGTAGAATTATCTATTAGTGCGTGGACTGCTCGTAAGCTAGACAAGAAGGTGTCCACTCAGGTGGACTTGGATAAGAACACCAAGACTCGGGTTGGTAATTACAAC